CTTGAGCATTGGGTGCTGTTATGGTTCCACTTGCTGGTACTGTTAGATTACCGTCGGTGCCAAATGTCCAGGTGCGGCCATTCTTGACAATGTTACCTGCAATGTTGCCTGTGTAGGTTGGCAAGTAGGTGGCTACATTGGCATTGCTGTAGCTGCCACCAACAGGGGCGCCGTTGACCAACAAGGTGCCACCATCCACACGGACGGGTGTGTTGCCAATATAAATTGTATTATTACTAACCCAGAGGTCTCGCCATTGACGAGTTTCACTGCCCAGGCTGTAGGTCACATTGGCACTTGGTAATATATTTCCATCAAATGATGAAAGATAAGTGGCCACATTAGCGTTGCTATATGTTCCTGTAACACTAGCAATAGCTTGTGCTTGAACAGCAGCATTAGCAACTAAATCAATTAGTGATGTTTGTTGTGCAACGGCGTTACCTAATAGTGTTGTGAGTGATGTGGCTTGTGCAGCAGCATTTGATGTCAGTGTATCTAGTACTTGACTTTGTGTAGCTGCATTACCAGTTAATGTGTCTAGCAAGGTTGCTTGTATAGCTGCATTGCTAGTTAAGTTTGTTATTGCGGTGTTGGCCGCAGTGATATTTGCTCGTAATGAATTTATCTCTGTGGTTTGAGTAGCAGCATTAGCGTTAGCAAAAGTTTGAAATGCACCAATGTTTGCACTAGTAATACTCTGTGAGGCCAAGTATGCAGCGGTGTTTGTATTACTATACGATCCTACCACACCTCCTGCCACTATAACATTGCCGCCTGTTGTAACACCGTCGTGTATTCTCAGCGTCTTGGCCTGTGTGTCTACAGTAATTTCACCGTTAATGCCAGTGTAGGCTGCATTTTGTGCAGTATTGCCTCTTTTAAATAAAACTTTTGTTACATTTACATTAGCTGTCATGGCAAGTTTCCGCTGTCAATAACGACCTCATTCAAGGTAGGTGCCGGGCTGGTGTCGGCATAATAAGCCGGTAATACTTCTAGGTCCAAGGGTGCAGTCCAATTGGCATCTACATAAATTACCCGCTCATTGCCTGTAGCAGTTTCTACTGCTTTTAGTGTCAGTTTGTAGAATCTTTGATCCAAACTATTAACATCGGCCTGTTGAACTGTAAATGTGCCGCGCCCTTTGGCTTGATCTGTAAATGAGACTGCATAACTGTAAGCTGTTATTTCGTTCAAGGGATCTTGAATTTCTGCTTCTAAACTGTAGCCAGTTAAATTGACTGGCTTTTGATCTTGGTTGAGGGCGACAACTTGCAATGTGTTGTCAATGCCTTGATAGATTTTGATAGGGCGACTGTACACGACTCTGTTCCTTGGTGTGAAAATACTCTGATCCCATAATTGGACCTGGACTGTATTTGGATATAAATAAGCTAGAATTTGCATTATCTTGTATTTATTGAAAAATGAGCGAACCCAATTACCAGCAACTACTAAAAAAATACCCGTTTCTGACTTATCTCGTATACGGTGGCAATGAATACATAGGTGTAATTCAAAATCTGGATGAAGTAATTACCACGATTTATGACTACGGTGCGCTGAGAACGCTAGAACAAAAACAACAATTTTTAGAACTAGCAGAAACTTGGTGGTGGGAAAGTAACAGGCTAATACCAATCAACGTGTTTCTAAAAGCCGAATGGTCACCGTTTAGAACCGTGGTAAAAACAATGAATTCAAAAGATGTGGAAATTAAATTTGGCCCGCAAGTGAGCCTAAAAGAAATTGCATCAAAACGCAGTAAGCGTCGTAGTATTACGCTTGTTCGGAAGCTTGGCTAAGTAAGTTCATATTTACTGCAACCAAGTGACTGTATGAAATTGCATGGCTTTTCTTGAATGCATAACTACCATCCACAGGCTTTTCCCAAACAGTTCGCGCAACCTCTGCCCACGATTTGCCAATCAAATGACGCTTTGCAGGGCGAATAACAGCCAAAAACATAGCTAGTCTTGGTATTGAATTTACTGCTTCAGGCATACGAACAAGTGTATCATAATGTGCGCTTATATGAATTAGTCTAGAACAAAACTCCGGATCATACAATTGATCCCAGGCAGGTTCCTGCTGCATCAATTCTTGCAAATGCTGCTCGTTTTTGATTTGTTGATATAACCCTACATTGAGAATGTCAACTTTGATGTACCCTAGATCTTCAGCTGTTTCGTAATCTAAACTGGCCAGTTTAGCAAATGGATCTTGAGGTATTTCTGTAAAATAAACCCCTGTATTGTGACGGGCAATTTTCCCGTCACGAAGCATAGAAGCAGCAGTGTGTTTTATCACTGTTAATGCTTGATCTCTATTGGCTACATCAATATCAATGTCACTTGAAAATTTCATAAACCGGCTTTTTCCAAAATATGTTTACACCACTCTACATCGGCTATGTAATCTTTAAACTTACGATTCCAATAATCAGGATCAATATAAGGCATAACCAAACCAAGGTGTTCCTCAGTAAGAGATTCAAGCCATTCAATACCGCTACCACAATTATAAACAACCCAAGGGCTAATACGACCAGCGGCAATGTGATGACAAATCCTATTATGATTGCCGTACTTAAAATAATGGCCAAAGCTAGCAAGCCCGCTATCTCCCACGGCGTATTCTTCCATTGTCTTGAGACCTCGTTCGAGTGCGTCTTGGACTGCTTCCTTTTTAATATATTCATGTAACCATTCTTCGTAAAATTTGTCTTGGCACCAATGATCTAGTTTTTTGTTATTTTTTAGTAACCAAGCTGTATAACTGTTACTATTAATACAGCGAATAGCAACCAGGTGTCTACCAAACCGAACAAAAGCATTGTAGTACGGACTTGCAACAAAGTCAGTGTAGCTTTTAAGTTGTGCGCTACCTTGTGTGGTTTCATAAAATTGTAGATATGCTCTGAGTCCAAATTGCACTCCAGTTTCGGTTTCCTGTTGCCAGCGTCGTTTGGATTCACACAAATGAGCTGCTAGTGTGCTTTCTTTCCTAAACTCACGCTCACAGTATTTACACCGATAGCTCTGCTTTGATTCTTCGATCATCCCATCCATGTTTGCGAGCCAGTTGTTTAAGATCTTCTGCACTATTGATTTTTGCCAGTAACTCTAATTCATCTTCTTTGTAATCTGGATACAATTGTCGTAAAAACTTGATTGTTTTGCTGCTGCTTGATTCGCGTTTCTTTTGTTTGATCCAATCGTGTCTGAATGTGCCCATGCCTGGACTTACGGTAGTGGCCGATAACCATTGTAATTCTGGATACTTGGCCAGATCAAAAAAATGTTTATTAAGATTTTCATTGCAGCTCAACAAATAATATTGTTGTAGTTCTGCACTGCCTTGTACACTGCTACCCCAACGAATCATAAGAAAGTTGCTGAACTTTTTGCGTTCTTCGTCTGTTAGACTTTTATAAAAGTTGCGATCTTTGGTATCAAAGGCTCGCATTTCATTAGCTATGTTTAGTTTATCTGTCATACTGGATGATGTGGTAAGGATTCATCTTGTTTACTAAGTGCATAAACAATTTTAACACGATCTATAGCATCTTGTAAAGCAGGATTTGTTTTGGCAGCATGATGGATTTCACCCCAAAGTTTTGAATCCATTATGTGGTCGTGTAACGGTCTACCGTCGCTAGTTCTAGGATCAAAATCTCTACCTATTTCAAATCTTTGATCAGGAGGATCTCCTAATTTTCGAGCATATGTGATACCATCTGCTCGTTCGTATATGTAAGATGCGCCAGGCTCAAGCCTACCAGCATTTGCCATAATCAACAACCTCACTTTGCCTTGATATGTCTTTAACAAAATAAGCACACAAGGGTTCCTGCTGACCAGTTTCCAAAGGCACTGCTAACAGTTGCCCAGGTTTGAGTTTTGGAAAATACCATTTAACATCTTGGTAAATGTCGATAATTTCTATCTTGGCAAACTCAGGCCTAAAACTGGTGATAGGATTGAAACAGAATACACTAAATCCTCTGTCATTGATACTGGTCAAAGGAACCACTTCTAAATCGCCAAGATCTGGTTCTCCTATCAGCACATGCCAGTCAACTGGCATCTTGATTACATTGTCCCCTATGCGCAGTACCAGTGCAGGACTGTTAAAGCTTTCCAAAAAGATTAGTGGAATATAAAAGTAATCGGGCGTTCTAGGATCGCTGTTGTCTAATACAGCAAATCTCAAATCCTCTATTTCGTCCGGAACTTCATTTAATTCATATGCTGTGTTTTCTAATGTTAGTATTCTAATTTTTCTCTCCTTGCCATCTCATAAGAAACATGGTCAGTTCAGCTTCATTTCTAAAACTTATTTGTTTAAAATTTACTTGTTTTCCACAGCCGGTGTCTCTGCACCACTTGGCCATTTGATACATATCCGGGCTATCTATTTGCACCCATTTAGTACCGTTGCCACGGTCTTCGACTCTAAAACTCATTGCCACTCGGCCTTTTCTACAGTGAAAGGGTAGTTGGCTTCTTTGTAGAATGCTTTTCTTTTTGTTAGATGTCGTTTTGCAAACTTACAAGTACTGGTTATGTCCCAGATTTGAACAAAGTCTTTATCTTCTGCTCGACGAATACCCCGCCCAATGCTTTGTATGACTCGTACAAAAGATTTACCAGGCTCAAGTAAAACAAGATTAAAAATGCGGGGAATATTGATACCAACAGCAGCAACGCCGTAAGTAGCGATGATGATTTTGTTTGATGCTTCCGCCACTTCGTCATAGTGCTCTTTACGCTCCCCAGCTTTGGTTGCTCCAGACACAAATACACTACCCGGCAATCGTTCGGCCAAGGACCGGCCTGCACTGATTCTATCTACTAATATAAGGG